ACATTGGTCAAGTCTATCTCTTTGACGAGAACGCCTGGGGATACTTGAAATGCCATCTTTGTTTTCTCCTTTGTGGATTCAATAATTTAGTTTAACTCAAACTTACGAATATATTTATAAAATCGCATCTCTACACTTTTGGTTTTTATAGGTTCTCTAGCATATAAATAAATTCATGTCAGAGTTCTACCAAAAATACAAAGAAACAATTAAACGTGTGTCGCAACGTAATTATCGTAAACGTATCATCTGGGTAAATGAATACCTAGAAGATAAGTACTGTCACTACTGTGGAGAATCCGAAAACGCATGTCTCCAATTCCACCCACACGAGGCAGAAATACGAAAACGCACAAAAAGAAAGGGACTTAATGAAGAATCTAGAAAAGAAGTTAAAGATTTCATCGAAAAGTCCAAAGTTGTTTGTGCTAATTGTTACTTAAAATTAGATAATGACCTAATTGATATTATGTAGGTATTTGCCTATTTCTACCAATCTGAGTCGTGTGTACGAACTACTGGACTCCATCTAGTACCATACTCATCTATAACAGTCTCACCATAAGGTGCTTGAATACCATCATCCATAAACCCAAATGGTGCCATATCCTGTTCTAATTGATTCTGTTGTTCTGCAAACATCCTTGCACGAATATCATCATCTGTTAATTCTTTAAAATATGTTTGTTCTATCAACCATCCGAACAATACACAACACATTACAAGGTCATCTGTATGTCCTTCTTCTGCTTCATATGATTGTCCTTTGAGAATAAAGGTAGATAGTTCTGTAATTAAGTCATAATCTTGGATAAACATCTTATCAGTTTCGATAACCTGTTTAATATTAGAGCAACCTAGTCTTTTTACAGCCTTTGTTGTTCTTACCCCAAGTTGTGCTTTTCCACCGCTAAAACCACCCCCAACGACTTGACCCGCACGACCTCGCATGCTTGCCATTATTAGGTTCTCATACTCCAAGTCAAATTGTAGTGCAGTTGCAACCTGTTCACCAATATCATTTACCTCTACCAGTACATATGCCATGTTATATGCTTTCGCAACATCATGTATAATATTAGGGAACAACATAGGTTTAATCTCATTGTCACGATATTTTGCAACAATACGATACGGTACTGTAGATACATCAAATACAATAAATGCAGAGTAATCGTTATTCGTACCTCTTGATACGTCTGCAACAATTACATACGTTGCACCATGTTTTGGTTTTTCATACATGTCCAATCCAGCATTAGAAGTAAGTGGATTGTGGAATGCCATTGCTTTAATCTTAGCAGGATGTATTAATGTGTTTGCAGAACCAAGGAATTCACATTCAAACTCTCGTTTAAATTGTTCCTCTGAGGTGTTCGCTATTGTCTCTGTTTTCCACTTTTCGTCACGCCCTGGCACTTGACTCCAGTGTACGTCTACTATATTATAAGAGTTACGTTTGTTTTCTGCATCCACCCATAACTTGTAGAATAGGTTCATACCATTAGGTGTTGATACAATAATAACCTTTGTAGATTTACCAGATGAAATTGTAGGATACACAGAACTAAAGAAGTCCTCTGCTACGTTAGTTGGAACGAATGCAAATTCGTCTAAGAATATCATGTTAAATGAACCACCACGAACAGCAGATGAAGATGTAGAGGATGCAACCACCCTACTACCATTCTCTAAGTCTACTGAACCCTTGTTCCAAGATACCACACCCTGTTGTAACCACTTAGGAAGATTCTCGTATGCGAGTTGTAGTCTGCCAAGAATGTCCCTTGCAGTCGCAGCTTTGTTAGCAAGGATTGCCACATTCATGTTAGGATTGAATAGAACGTAATGTAGAATATAGGATACCATAGTCGTGGATTTACCAGACTGTCTTGGCATCTTACATATAGTGAATCTGTCGTTGTGAATTGTCTCTACAATATTCTCTTGAAAATCATAGAGTTTAAAAGGTACTAAACCTTCATCTAAAGATACAATCTTGATGTAATTCTTAATAAAGTATATGGGGTCTTCCATACACTTCTGATATTCAAGTATATTTTCTTTCGTCCAATTTACAGGGACGTTAGATTTCTTTAGAAGGGGGTTGCCCAAATAATGATTTTCAGACATAATATAACCTTAACTCAAATCTCCATATAGAGAATTAGATGTGCAGAAATAATTTAATAAATTAGTACGACTCTACCGTTATCTGCTGTGGCAGTACCACCATTTGCAGCTGCACCAGTACCGTCTGCACTAGAACTGTGTCCAGTACCTTGAAGTGATTGTGAACCATAATGAGTCACACTTGAACAAAGAGATGGGTGTGTATATGAGGAGCCTGCACCACCACCAGCACCACCAGTTCCCCAAGCACCAGCAGAACCACCGCCGCCACCAAAGTAACCACCGCCACCAGCACCACCACCGACAGAGCCGCCTGGTTCAAAACCACCACGACCACCGCCACCCTGTTCTACAGTAGGTTTAGTTGTGGGGTTGAATGTACGCTGTCCAGCTGGTGAACAAGTATAACCACCGTCACCACCACTTAATGCGCCTGCCATTGCTGAGGGGCCAAATCCGTTACAGTTATCCCAATAAGTACTTCCTGTTCCGCCATTACCCGAAGCACCAGCAGCTGAAGTTGTTCCACCTTTACCATTGTGAGTACTGTTAGAACCAGAACCATCACCGCCAGTTGTTCCATTTGCGTCACCACCTTGAGCATTATTACCATCACCAGCACCACCACCGCCTGCAGCAATGACAAGTGCATTTGATTGATTATATGTTGTGGAGTTAAATAAACCAGAGAATCCACCACCAGCGCCACCATCACCACCAGTAGTAGTAACTGCACCACCTCTAGCAACAATAACTCCTAGAGTAGACAACCCACTAACATTTACTGTTGAGACTACAGCTGCACCATGTCCACCTCTATGGTTGCCAGAGTCGCCACTACCACCACCACCCCACATACGAGTAGTTAATGAAGTTACGCCTGCTGGAACTGAGAATGATTGTCCAGAGCCTGTATAAGAAAATGCTTGTATAACTGGAGCTCTAACTGTTACTGAGAATGCACGAGAACCAGTTTCAGTCTCACCAGATGAAGCATCAGCAGCACTGTATGCAACAGTGAAATTATATGTTGTGTCTGAACCGACTGCAGCTGCATTACCAGTGATTGCACCAGTAGATGTATTTAGAGAAAGTCCAGAAGGTAATGCACCAGAAGAAATAGAATATGTGAAAGTTACATCACTCTCGCTAGTGGAATCTGTTGCACCAGCATCAAAAGAAAGTCCAGTTCTTGAAGAATCATAAACAGTTCCAAGAGAACCAGCTGATTCATTAAATGTGATTGTTCCTAAAATTTCTAGACAATTTTCTAGTGTTGCAGAAAGTCCAGTTGAATTGGTTGCCCTAACATCAAAGAAGTCTTTAGCTGAGCTTAAAATTGTAGAAGTAATTTGAAAAGTTGCAGATGTAGAGTTGACTCTTGTTACTGAGTTTGGAGTATATTCTGTTCCATCACTTCCAATAACTTTAATATTCAAACCAGCTTGAAGGTTTGAACCAGCAAGAGTAATCGTGGTGCCAGCACTAGAGAATGTAGATGGACTTACTGAAGTAGCAGTTGGGGGAGAATCAATTGCTTTCCATTCAGTTCCATCATAGTATTCCATTATGGAAAGTGTAGAATTGAATCTCTGGTCACCAGTTTTTTCATTTGCTCTTTGAGCAGTTGTACCAATAGGTAGTCTTGCACCCTCAGTTCCAGACATTTCTGTGTTTACAAAGAGATTATCAGTCTTTACAAGTGTTACTGCGTTATCTGCCAACTTTGCAGTTGAGATACCACCATCTGCAATAGAACTTAATTTAAATTTTGTTAATGGCATATCATTCTTTTCCTTTTAACATCTTCTGTAGTTCTGCTGTACTTCCTACGAACAATGCATTAGTTACATTCTTTGGTGCAGAGTTAGGTACTTCTTTGAGTTTTTTCATCTT